AGCAATGGTCAATGCTACATGTGCTTTTAGTATTGGTGATACAGTTGGTGGCAATGCTACTTTTATTAATGCATATGACATCACTGTGGCTTCGAGTTATGGGCGTGCATATCCAACAACTAAATCTGGTGGTACATTGGCTTGGGCTGATACTGGAACTGCAGATGTAAAACTTACATGGACAAGTACTGGTGCTACAACTGCTGGTGAAGTTAGAGCTACTATTTTGTATCAACAAAATAATAATTTAAGTTAATAAATAATTAAGAGGGCCTTCGGGCCCTCATTTAAAATATGGAATTTGATTTTAATAAAGTATTTGAAAATTTAAAAGAAAAAGGTGAAGCTCTTATATCTTTTGGAAAAGATGAAGAAGTAGATACAGATAAAAGAACATCTGTTGAAAAATATGATGACTTTTTAAAACAGACAGAAGTTATGGAAGCAGGTCAAACTGCAGATCAAAAAGCAATAGAAGAAATTGATGATACATCAGTTACTGAAACAGTTAAAGATGTTTTAGGTAAAGAAGAAAAAGAAAAATTAGAAAATAAAGAAGATAGTTTAGAAAAAAAATTAGCTAATATAGAAAAAGTTATTACCACTTTTAGTGGTAAACCTACAGTTATTAACCCTGAAAAACTTCCAGGCAGTAATATTAATTCTAATATAAATCAACAACCTTTAGATATGGGACAAGTTCAAGCTAAAGCAGCACAAGCTGAGTATCTAAAACCTAGTACTGTACCTGATGACAGAATTGCTTTACTATATGAGAACTTAAAAAAATATAATTTAATTTAGGAGAAATTATGGCAGGATCAGATCTAAATGTTGTAAGTAAAAACAAAGCAGCATTATCTAATACATCTTCAAATGTCGCTACTACTGTTACTTTATTTGGTGGACCAATGAGATTAAAAGGTTTTATTATCGAACCTTCAACTGCTCCTGGTATTCTTACTTGGAAAGATGGTGGAACAGATGTATTTGAAATTGAAACAGGTAATGTATCATTAGGTGCTTCAACAGTAACTATGAATTTACCAGAAGATGGTATTAAATTTAAAACAAGTATACAAGTTTCATCAAATTTAGTAGGTGCTAATGTAGCAACTATAAATGGTGTAACAGCATTTTATGCATAATGGAGAATTATGGCTTTATCAGGAACTTCAACATATAATCTCACTGTTAATGATGTAATACAAGAAGCATATGATAGAATAGGAGGAGATCCTATTTTAGGTTATGATGTAAGATCAGCTAGACGTAGTATGAATATTATGTTTAGTGATTGGGCTAATAGAGGTTATAATCAATGGACTGTAGAATATAAAACTTTAGCTATTACTACAGCAACTATTCAATACACTTTAGATTATGATACAGTAGATATTATAAATGCAAATATTCAAATATCTGATGGAACTGAATATGCAATGACAGCATTAGGTCTTAATGACTATGCACTTATTTCAAATAAAACTACTTCAGCTAGACCTACTCAATATTATTTACAAAGATTAGCTACTCCAGTTATTAAAATTTATCCAGCACCAGATCAAAATTATACTATGACTTATTATCGTATGAGAAAAATAGAAGATATTACTGCTTCTACTGTAAGTGGTGTAGAACAAAATATAGATGTACCTTTTAGAGCTTTTGAATGTATGTGTGCAGGACTTGCTTATTATCTTTCTAAAAAAAGAGTAGGTATAACTGCAGCAACTCAATTAGTTTTAAAAGCAGATTATGAAGAAGCTTATCAAAGATTAATTGCAGGTGATGATACTCCATCTACAAGAATTATACCAGCAGCTGGGAATAGCTTTTATTCATAATGGCTAGGGTTCCAGCAAGTACTAGACCTCATAGAGCACCAACAAATAAATTTTCTGGTGGAAAATATGCATTAGCTATTTCTGATAGATCAGGAATGTCTTTTCCTTATAAAGAAATGTTATTTGAATGGACAGGAATGTTTGTTCATACTTCAGAGTGGGAACCTAAACAACCTCAATTAGATTTAACTTATTTTACTGATGCACAAACTTTACAAAATGCTAGACCACAAGCTAATATATCTGCAACTCAAGCTTCAAGAACTGGTGGTGGATTAGCTGGCTCTAGTACCGGCGGTGTTCCTAATCAAGTAACTGCTTTACCTGGTTTTGAAAATACTTCTGGAAATTCTGTATATGTAGGAGTTGCAACTATTCCTACAACTTGGTATACAAACAATACAAATTTGTTACAAATAGGTTTAGGAAGTGTTACTGTTGTAACATGATAGAAAATAAAAAATTAAGTGTTATGATCGCAACACCTTGTTATGGCGGTTTACTTTCAGAAGGATATTTACATGGAGTAATGAGTGTAACTCAATCTGCTGCTAAAAATAATTTTAAAGTTCATTTAAATACAATGGGAAATGAAAGTTTAATTACTAGAGCTAGAAATACTTTAGTAAGTCAATTTTTAGATATGGATGATAAAGATCCAGAAGCTTTTACTCACCTGATGTTTATTGATGCTGATATAGGATTTAATGGAGATGCTGTAACTAGAGTATTACAATCAGGTTTTGATATAGCCTGTGGAATATATCCTAGAAAATCTATTGATTGGGCTAGTGTACCTAAATTAATGGAAAAAAGTCATGAACATTTACCACAAAGAGTTTTAGGTTATAATTTAAATTTTGCTCATCCAGAGAATATTAAAGTAGAAAGAGGCTTTTCTGAAGTAATGGATGCTGCAACTGGTTTTATGTGTATTAAAAAAGAAGTTTTTCGTAAAATGATTGAAGCTTATCCTAACCTTAAATATACAAGTGATCAAATAATAAATAATGAAAGATATGGAAGTAATAATTGTTATGCACTTTTTGACTGTATTATTGATGAAAAAAGTAATAGATATCTATCAGAGGATTATGCTTTTTGTAGATTATGGCAAAAAATAGGTGGTAAGATACATGCTGATCTTCAAAGTCCTTTAACGCATTATGGAACTTATCCATTTGCAGGACATGTTTGGACTAAATTTAAGATTGATGATAAAGTGGAGGTAGAAAAAAAAGATGGCAATGACATACAGCAGTCTCCAAAATGATATTAAAGTTTGGGCTGAAAATACAGGAAATGATTTTACTGCACAAGTAGAAACTTTTATTGATAATACTTTTGCTACTTTATCAAGAGATATAGACCCTATTGGATTTAATGAAAATGTAACTACTACAGCAATAGTTGGAGATAGATTTGTAAATCTTCCTACTGCTATAGAACCTATGTTATTTAATTATTTAACAATAACTGTTGGATCTAATGTAAGTTATTTAGAATTAAAAACTTTAGCTTTTTGTCAAGAGTACTGGCCAGATATATCAATACAAGGACAACCTAAATATTTTGCTAATTTTGATGATGATAGAGTATATTTAGCACCTACTCCTGATACAGCTTATACTATAAAATTAGGATATCAAGGAAAAATTAATCCATTATCTAATACTAATACTACTAATTGGTATACTGAAAATATTCCAGACGTTTTATTATTTGGCTGTTTAGCTGAAGCAAATCTCTTTACAAAGAACATAGAAGATTATACTATATACCAAAATTTGTATAATACAAGAGTTACTACTGTTAACAATGAAGCTCGGAGAAGAAGAAGAACCGATTATAAGTTTCCTGGTAGTCCACTTGGTACAAACACATTAACTGGAGGACAATAATATGGCAATAACACAAGCGATAGCTACTGTATTCAAACAAGACTTAATGTCGCCTGGTGGAAACCTTGCAGCACTCACTCTAAAGTGTGCTTTGTACGATAACACAGCATCATTACAAGCAAACACAACGGCATATGCGACAGCAAACGAAATATCATCATCTGGAACTAATTATACTACAGGTGGAAACACATTAACTAATGTAGCAATTACTGTAGATGGAACTACTGCAATTTTTGATGCAGATAATGTTACATTTGCAAATGCAACAATTTCTGCTCAAGCAGCATTATTATATAATGCAAACAATGCTAATTCTGCAATTGCAATTCTAGATTTTGGAGGAGTTAAAACTTCTACAAATGGAACTTTTGAATTACAATTTCCAACTGCTAACTCGACTGCTGGCTTAATCAGAATAGCATAAGGAGAAAATCCTTATGAGTGCTAGTGTAGGATATGGAAGACTAGGCTATAATGTAGGTGCATGGAATACATCACCTGATTCAGCTGCGGTAATTTCAGGTCAACTAATTCAATCATCTGTTAATTGGGGTGAAGGTTGGGGTAGAGAATCCTGGAGTGAAGGTGCGTGGAATACAAATATTGGATTAGTATTTACAGGTAATGGTTCAATTTTTTCTACTACAGGTCAACAAGCTAATACTTCATTAAATTTTTCTACAGCTCAAGCAAGTAGTTTAACAACTATAACTGGTCAATCAATAAATGCAAATGTTGGATCAGGAACTGTTACTGCTGATACTATAAATTCAATTACAGGTCAACAAGGTACTACAGCTATTGGAACTTATTCAATATCTGCAGGTGGATCTATGACTATTGTAGTTCCTGAACTTGGAATGACTTCTAGTTTAGGTACTATTGCAACTGGAACTGCCAACACTATGGATATAGTAGGTCAAGGAATAACAATTTCTTTATCTAGTATTACAACTGATACTGAAAACTTTATTCCTATAACTGGAATAAATGCTAATGCTAATATAAGTTCTACTTCAATTAGTGCTGAACAATTTTTAACTATGACTGGTCAAGAAATGACTATGGCTTTAGCTACTATTATACCTGATTCTAATAACTTTCTTGGTATAACTGGTATTCAAGCTAATGTTACTCCTACAACTTTAAGGTTTTGGAATGATATTACTGATGCAAATACAGAAATTTGGACTAATATTTAGTGTACAAATGCATACAAATATATATTATTTACAAAATTAAAATAATAGGGTATAAATAATTATGTCAGCTTATACAACCAGATTAAAATTAGAAAAACAAGTTTCAGGTGAGAATTCAGGTAATTGGGGTAATTTAGTAAATTACGTTTTAAATAGAATTGATAGTACAGTAAGAGGATATGTTTCAGTAAATGTAGCAGGAAGTGCTAATGTAACTTTAGTATCTAATACATCAACTACAAATACAACAGAAGGTGCTGATGATCAAGTTCATAATAAAGTAATAGAATTTACTGGTGCTTTAGGTGCCTCTATTAATGTATTTACTGATGCTGTAGAAGGTGATTATACATTATTTAATAATACAACTGGTTCATATACTTTAACTTTTGGAAATACAGGTCATGCTGCTAATGGTGTTGCTATTACTCAAGGTACTAAATCAATTGTATATACAGATGGTTCTACTATTTATGATGTAGGAGCGGATCTAGGTGCCGTTGGAGTAAATTCTTTAACTTCAAGCGGAATAGTTACAGCTCAAGGCGGACAATTATCAACAACAGGAAAATCTTTTGTAATGGGATTTTAATTTAGGAGAAAAGACATGGCAAGTGAAGTAATGAAGGTAAAATTAGTAGCAGGAATCACGAACAGTGAAAATGATATATTGACTGTAGCAAGTGGACACACGTATACAGTTCTTAATTTATCATTGTGTGAAACTGCAGGAGCA